ACACTAGTAATATTCTTAACACCTACGTCACTATTAAACAGCATACTTGCAAGTACACCATTCCATCCGCCAAATATTACAATCCTTGCATTGGCAATACGTGATTTCTTTTCTAAGGCTTGTATTAACCATTCTTTGGATTGTAGTTGGCCGCCCCAAAAACTATCAAGTGTACGGCTTCTATCATCGCTGTTGCGAATTGCATCCATCCAAAATTTTATATCTTGTATATCTATATTCATTTCGATTTTGGTATCTTACTGTCTGCAGAGCTAACACAGGTACTAGTTATACACTTAGATGGTGTCTTAAACAGCGTAAAACCGTCTTGTAGCGTACCTAAAGGTTCTTCCGCACAACTATATGCCCTTTTAACTTCACCACCCCTTATAACGCAACTTTGATACCCTGCTGCGCATTTCCATCCTTTGAACTTATTGAAGTTAAAAGCATTCATTCTTTCTGCTTGATCCAATCCGTAGTCATTACCTTTGTGGTCTTCAAAATACATCTGCATTACTTGTTCGCCTTTGATGTGTTGTGGAAATTGTTCTTGCATTTTCAAATGTTGGTTCATAGTGTATCCATCAACAATAAAACTTGCAGTTGGATCACTTTGTGGTTTGAGTGTTACGTTAATACCCCTATCTGAAAACCGTTGACATCTTTCGTAGTATTCATCAAAATGGTCAGGAACCATTACTTGGTTGATAGTAACTAATACTCCTTCATTTATAAGTTGTAAGCACTTGTCTCCAAACTCTTGCTCTTTGGCAAACTCAGAATGGAAACTAGCAGTGATACTTCTACGTTGTAGTTGGCTAGTTGACTCTATCCATCTAGCCCACCATTTGCTACCTGGCGATAGATTAGTGGTCATATGAATACTTTGATAAGGTGCTGCTGTATCACTACAGTAATGCTCTACGAGCTCTCCAAAGTTTTTGTACGCAGTAGGCTCGCCTCCACTAAAACTAAAATGGAATTCAGTAAAACCATTTTCTCTCGCCTGCCGTTTGATTTCATCTATCGTGTTTTTGTAGACTTCTAGTCCTTGATGATCCGGTTTATCCGTTCTAGCATACGGCCAACAGTAACTACAACTGTAATTACAGAAGCGACCAAGTATCCAACTTACATTGAATAAAGGCTGGTCTAACATAGTTTTCTGTCCAAAACTTACTATGTTTTGAAACGGTATAAGTGTAAAATCATTCATTATAAGCATATTTAACCACAATATAACTTGACAATTGCATTCTAGGCTTATATAATAAAGAACAAATAAGGTTCATTTTATTATTAGGAGAAAAATAATATGTCAAATACAGACGCTATCAAAGCAGCAATGGAAGACTTCCTTGCTGAGGATGAGAAATTTGAAGCAGGCAATGGTGCTGCTGGAACTCGCGCAAGAAAGGCTTTACAAGCAATGGGCAAGGCTATCAAAGAAAGACGTAAGGAAATCACTGAAACTAAAAACTCTCGCAAAGAGTCTAAGTTAAATGGATGATGAATCAGACAAGTATACAATCACTTTAGACGATTGCAGTTATGGTGGGGCTTCTGGCTCTACCATAACATTAAATAATAATTTTACATTTGATACTGGAAATGTTCTTGACACAGGTACAGACTGGTGCTATACTGATGACAATATTACAGTAGACACAAGCAGTTGGGACGATAGTTTTACTACTAGTCCTTCATCTATATATACTAATGATGCTATGAAAAAACGACTTGAAGCAATTGAGAACAGGCTAAACATTTTAGTACCTGATCCTGCAAAACTTGAAAAGTTTCAAGCGTTACAAAAAGCATACGAACACTATAAGAGCATAGAAAGGTTATGTGAACTTGATGACGAAGAACCAGAACTCCCGTTCTGAGGATAAGAACAGATTATTTAGAGATATGATGCGTATAGAGATTCTTGAAGATGAGATAGAATATGCAACTAAACAACTAAGGCCGCAAGACACTGGCCACATTAATACCGCTATTGGGTGGCTCAACAGTAGAGTAAGACAGATTAAAGGACAAACTAATGACTGATGTAAAATTAATTTCTTATAGTAAAGCACCAGAAGGATTAGGACTAGACGATTGTCAAGAACTAATTGCTTACTGCGCTAGGGTAAGTAATCCTGCTAATCAAATGAATAGCGAAACTAGTGAAAAACTAATTAAGTATCTAATCAAACACGCACACTGGTCACCACTTGAAATGGTAAGTGCTTGTTTAGAAATTAATACTACACGTGATATTGCACACCAAGTTGTGCGGCACCGTAGTTTTGCTTTCCAAGAGTTTAGCCAACGTTATGCTAATCCGGCAGAGTTTGGTGAAATGTTTGTAACACGTGAAGCACGTTTACAAGATACTAAGAACAGACAAAATTCAATTGAACTTGATAGTGAAAACGAACTTCACTATGATTGGGCATCAAAGCAACAAGAAGTTATTGATAAGGCAACCGAAGTATACAACTGGGCAATTAACAACGGTATTGCTAAAGAGCAAGCTCGTGTTGTATTGCCTGAAGGTAATACAAAAACACGTCTATATATGAACGGCACACTGCGTTCGTGGATTCACTACATTGAACTACGTGGCGCAAACGGAACACAAAAAGAGCATATGGATATTGCACACGCCTGTGCTAAAGTCATTGCTGATATTTTTCCACTAGCAGAAGATTTAGTCTAAGGAGGCTAAACAATGAAATACAATTTTTATCATACGTTTAGTGTGACTGAATGAAAAGATTTGGTATAATGGTATGCATAGATGGAGATGATGACTGGATGTTTGTCACTGAAGATTCTGGTAAACAATTCATTCGTCAACCGCTTCTGTTCGACGATTTCGACGAAGCACTTATTGCTGCAGAGCAATGGATTGAACCTGGAAAGGAAGAAAATGTAATGGTGGTTGAATATGAAGGTTAGAATAGGTCCTTATCGAAAGAACCGTGCCACACGAGTTGAGATAGAACCACACGACACCTGGAGTATGGATCATACACTTGCTATGATTATTCATCCTATGCTTGTACAACTAAAAGCAACACAAAACGGACATCCTGCAGACTTGACAGAAGCACGATGGAACGAAATACTAGATGAAATGATTTGGGCATTCAAACACAAATCAAAAGAAATAGACGCAGGTGATATGTGTCGTGATAAATGTGCAAGTTATGGCGATCCTATTTGCCAGGCTTGTTTAAAAGATACACAAGAACGTCTTACAAATGCATTTAAGTTGTTTGGCGAGTACTACGAAAACTTATGGGACTAAAAACTATGTGGGAAATGTGGTGTAAAGCAATCGGAAGAAAGGCTTATGATAATGACAGCAAAGCAGATCGAGTTGCTATGTTACGGACTTTGTGGATTATATTGCACATTGCTACTTGTATTGCTATTATAGCAGGCAATGGCAGAACATTAGAAATTTGGTAATGAACGATTTTTTAAAAAATCAAAATCAAATGATTGAGGACTTGGTCGAAATAGCAATGGAGGCTGAGATCACTGATCCTATTGATTGGGGTGAACTAAACATTTCTGAAGAAGAAGCGTACAAAATGTTTGCCGCTACTGTTTTAGAAATGAATAATGAACCGCTTGCAGACAAAGCAATTATTGTTAAACTTTTGGTAGAAAACTTTGTTTTGAATTTAAAATTACTCGGAAAGAAGTAATTTCTCTTGACAAAGGATATATATCATCATATAATCTAATTTTGTTTAAGGAGCAAACTGACATTGGCTGGTAAGAAAAAAATAATAAGAGGTGCACCAAGAATCCGTAAAGGCGCTAAATTGCAAGAGCCTGAATGGACTGGTTATGAAAAGTTAACTGGAGAAGAGTTCCATCGTAAGAAACAAGGATCTCACTCTTGGTATTATGCTAACTTTGCATTCAAAGACCTTATGCCAGCGGTATGGATCTGGATGGAAGCCAACGGCTTCAGCAAAGACGAAATTAAAAAAGCAAAAGCAGCAGATGATACAACAATTAGTAATACTGCCGCAATTACTTGTCAAATGTTAAATGCTGGTATGCCTGACTTCTACAAGCCTGCTGCCGAGTATTGGGAAAGTTTGCCTGGTACAATGGGTGAATTGAGGCCTGTCAGTGAGTTTATTAGAACTAGAATTGCAATGGCACTTAATGAAGGTGTCCACAAAGCAGAACAAAAAGAAAAAGAAGATGCTGAAAATGCAAAAAAAGCAGAGATAAAAGAAAAGTATACACCGAGCATACAGGACAGAATTAGACTAGCAACTTATGATATGTGTGAATTTATCGAAGCAGCACACGATGACTTTTTAGAAGGTAAAATTAGCGACTTCAAAGATATTAAGCCTGCAACACAACTTAGACGTATGGAGTGTAAACAACCACACGCTAGAATGATTAAAGCAAGTTACGATTGTACTGTTAAAGAATACGATGAACTGTTGAATCCACCTAAACTAGGTAAAAATGCTACAGACTTAGAAAAAGATTATGCACAACAATTAAAAGAAGGTTATGCACATTTAAGCAAGTCACAACTTAAAAAGATTTATGCATTTTATATTGCAGTACAAGGTGCGTGTGATGCTATTATTGCAGAAAGTAAAGCAAATAGAAAGCCTAGAAAAATAAGCAGAAAGTCACCTGAACAACTTGTAAGCAAGTTAAAGTACAAAATTACAGATGACAAATATAGCATTTCAAGTATTCCAAGTTGGAAACTAATAGGTGCAAGTTGTCTAGTAACGTTCAATGGCAAAACACGTAAACTGGGAATTTACTATACAAGCAATGAAGATCCATTAGGAAGTATGCGTGATGGTACAGGACTAGATCTCAAAGGTACTACGCTACAGCGTTTTGATGAAAACAAGAGTGTTGCTTGTACGTTGAGAAAACCCGTAGAACAACTACGTGAAGTAAAATCGCTAAATACTCGTAAGAAGTTCGAGAATTGGTTTGCAAAACTTACAACAACGCCAATAAAAATGAATGGTCGTATAAACGCTGAAACTGTATTAATAGCAGCATATTAAGCGTTTCTAAAAGACGCAATATACATAAAGAGAATAAATACTATTATGAACAGTACAGCAGTTGAACAAGCACTACAAGATCTTACACTAGCACTTACTGAAGATGGCAGCATTACTGCTAATTCTTCTGTTAGTTTCAGTGGGAACATTTATGATAAAGGTTTCTATTGGGCTGGTACAGACTACACTAAAAAATTCGTTATGGTTGCTGATGAAGATAGATTATTTTCGTCAGAAACTATTGATATCGCACGTAACAAGCATTTAGCAATTAATGGAAACAAAGTACTTGCTGAAGAAGAACTTGGTAGAAGTGTTATCAAGAGTAACTTGCGTGAAGTAGGTAGATTAAAAGGTCTGATTGTAGACGGCAGCGTAAGCATTAATCAATATGTTTATTTTGATGCAAACAGCGATAGACTAGGCGTTGGTACTGAATCTCCAAATGCTGCACTTGCAGTTGCAGAAGATGGTATTGAAGTAATGATAGGTACTGAAGACCACGTTAAAGGGTTTGTTGGTACATTTGCTAGTCACGATTTAGAACTTAAAACAGATAACACTACAAGATTATCAATCAAAGCAGGCGGCGATATTGCACTAGGCAATCCAAATGCTTCTCCAGTTAAAGTTTCAGTGAATGGTAAACTTGCTATTGGTGTTAATAATCCAGATAGCGATGTAGACTTACACGTTAGAGGCGCTATCAAGTTTAACAATAAAAAACATTTATCAGGAAATACTCCACCAACAGGCGGACAATTCAATCAAGGTGATATTGTGTGGAACGAAAGTCCACAACAAAGAGGTCACATTGGATGGGTTTGTATTAGAGCTGGTAATCCTGGTAACTGGGCACCATTCGGCGACATTAGGTAGTAACAATGATTGCCTATGCAATAGGTAATGGTGAAAGCCGAAGATTCTTAAACCTTCCTAAACTTACAGAAAACAAAACAATAGTTGGTTGCAATGCATTGCACAGAGATTTATCTGTAGATCACTTGATATGTTGTGATAGACGTATGGTAGATGAAGCAATCAAAAGCAACAACACTTCTAATACTAAGATATATGTTAGAGATATGTGGTTCAAATATTTTAGAAAGATTAAGAAGGACAAAAGAATTACACATCTACCTGAATTACCGTACGAAGGTAATAAAAAAATAGATCAACCCTTGCATTGGGGAAGTGGTACTTATGCTTTATTAGTTGCCGCAAGTTTACCTGATGTGTCCGAAGTAAGAATTATTGGATTTGATCTGTATAACAAAAACGACAAAGTTAATAACATTTACAAAAACACACAACACTATGCTAAGAAAGATGATAAGCCTGTAGACTACAGTTATTGGGTATATCAAGCACAAAAAGTTTTTGTACACAATCCACAAATACAATTTAATATTATCAATTCAAAAGATTGGCAAATTCCGTCACAATGGAAACTGCCCAATGTTGCTAATCAGCTCTTGACATTTGCCTAAATAGAACGTATAATTATTAGTATGTTTAACAAAGGACTTGGCGTCAACCCTTCTAATTCTGCCGCCCATAAAACATTATAGTAGGAGAACATTATGGGAAAATATTTAAGTACAAAACATTACGGACACAACATTGGACTATCGGCAGTGTTCCGTCAGCCTAACGCAGATCATTCACACTGTCATTTGCTACACGGATATAGTCTAGCATTTACATTTACATTTGGTTGTGATGAACTAGACAACAAAAACTGGGCTGTAGACTTTGGTGGATTGAAGCCACTAAAGAAATGGTTAGAAGATCACTTTGATCACAAGACAGCAATTGATAAAAACGATCCACACTTGGACAAGTTTATGGAACTACAAGAACTTGACCTAGCAGAGATTGTTGTAATGGATGGTGTTGGTGCAGAGAAGTTTGCAGAACACGCATTTAACTTTGCAGATAAACTTGTACGTGATATGAGCGACAATCGTTGCTATTGCGTAAGAGCAGAATGTGCAGAACACGGAGCCAACTCCGCAATATATGAGGTATAGATGAGAATAATTGCAGGACCTTGCCAACACGAAACAAAAGAACAAAGTCTCGCCATTGCAAAAGAATGTAAACGTGTTTGTGATAAGCACGGTATCGAATACATTTTTAAAGCAAGTTACGATAAGGCGAATAGGTCGAATATTCACGGCATTAGAGGCCGAGGATTAGCAGACACTATGCAAGACTTTAAAAGTCTTAAGCAGATTATACCCAGTCTAAAAATTATTACAGATGTACATAACATCAATGAAATTCTAAAAATTGGTGCGTACTATGATGATATAATCGATGTGTTACAGATACCTGCATTCTTGTGTAGACAAACTGACTTGGTACGTGCAGCCTGTAAAACAAACAAGATTGTAAACATTAAAAAAGGACAGTTCCTTGCACCTTGGGACGTTGAAAACATTTTATCTAAAACGGAAGGTGCTAAAGAAGTTTGGATTACAGAAAGGGGAACAAGTTTTGGATATAATACTTTGGTCACTGATTTCACTGGCCTTCAGTTTATGCTGTCTAATTATAACGTTCCCATTGTTTATGACATTACGCACTCGGTTCAAAAACCCGGAGGTATGGGCACTAGCAGTGGCGGTAATCGTGAGTATGTGCCTGGCTTGGCTCGTGCTGCATCTGCAATGGGTATAACAAACTTCTTTTTAGAGGTTCATTCAGATCCAGATAATGCACCAAGCGATGGACCTAATGCATTACATTTAAAAGATTTTAAAACAGTTGTTGCAGACATTGTTAAATATTCTTACAAGGGATAGGAAGATAGTTAATGGCTTTTGACAAATCAAAAGAAACTAAAGAACAACGAAAAGCAAGAAAAGCACAGTACAGGGCAGAACAAGAAGGCCGACAACACGTTGCGTCTGGTAATGCTCCTGAAATAAATGTTCTTTGTGTTCGATTTGGTAATAAGTACGGGCAAGAATATGTAGTAAAACTAAGGAATATGGTTGAGAGACATCTTAATGTTCCTTACAAGTTTTGGTGCTTAACAGACGATCCTGCTCCGCTACAAGGAGTACACAGTATTGTACGTCCTAATAGAGGATATGCAAAAGGCTGGTGGCACAAGGTACATATGTTTGAAAGTACTATGCCTATTGTAGGTAGAATTTTATATATGGACCTCGATGTTGTGATACATAATAATATAGACAAACTTGCAACTATGTGGAGAGACGACTTTGTTGGTATACGAGATTTCAATAGGAAGTTTCATCCAGGTTACAAGTATTTGAATAGTTCGGTTATGGCGTGGAACAGTGGAAGTCAAAATTATATCTTTGATAAGTTCAAACAAAATCCGGAATATGCTATGCGAATGCAAGGAGATCAAGATTGGACTTGGGCGCAGGCTAAGAAACAGTTAAAGTTTTGGCCTGACAAGTGGATACAAAGTTACAAATGGGAAATTAGATCAAGATCCGACTTAGGAATGCAACACGGAGTAAGAAACTTTAAAACTGTACGTGATGATATTGTTCCAGATAAGGAATGTTGTATTGCAGTATTTCACGGTGATCCTAACCCAGCACAGGTTCGAGATAGTTTTGTAGTGGAAAATTGGAAATGAAACAAGACACATTTATAAGAGAATATAAAAACGCTTTTAATGCAGAGTACTGTGAAAAAGCAATCGAAGTTTTTGAAACAATGAAGTCTCAACGACAAACTATTGAACAAAACAATATTAAGAAGAATCAAGATGACAGAATTATGTATGACTGGGCACCTAGTAATGGTATCCAATATTATGATCACGCATTTTGTCAACACTTTTTCCAAACTGTACATCAATACTATGACAAGTATGTCGCTGAGTATGATATATTAGAAACAATCGAAGGACACAGTCCTAAAGGAATGTGTATTCAAAGAACAGGTCCTAGACAAGGATATCACGTATGGCACGTTGAAGATGGTGGACAAGCAAGTTGTAATAGACTAGTTGCTTACACACTATACTTGAACGATATCGAAGAAGGTGGAGAAACAGAATATCTCTATCAAGGCGTGAAAGTAAAACCAGAACAAGGTAAATTAGTATTTTGGCCTACTGGTTATACTCATCCACATAGAGGAAACCCTATTTACAACGGTTACAAATATATTATTACTGGGTGGTATACATATGACTCGTAGGTTTATTTTTGATGTAGACGGAACACTTACACCAAGCAGAGGTCCAATGGACCCAGAGTTTCAAAAATGGTTCCTTCATTTCCAAGAACATAATTTTGTCTATCTTGTTACAGGTAGCGATCGTGCTAAGACTGTAGAGCAAGTAGGAACAAAAGTTTATAACTTTGCACACACAGTTTACAATTGCAGTGGCAGTGATGTTTATCAACAAGATAAAAATATTTTCACAAGTAACTGGAAACTTCCAAATCTTGCAATAGACTTTTTAACACAATGTATGAATGAAAGTTTTTTCGAGTTACGCACAGGTTTACATTTTGAACACAGGCCTGGAATGTGTAACTTTAGTGTTGTTGGTCGAATGGCTAATACAGAACAACGCAAACTATATGTTAAACACGATACTGGTTTCGATGAAAGGAACACAATAGCACAAGCGTTTTGTACAATATTTCCAGATATTGATGCAAAAGTAGGTGGCGAAACAGGTATTGATATTTTTCCAAAAGGCAACGATAAGTCACAAATACTAAGAGACTTTGACCCTAATGACGAATTACACTTCTTTGGCGATGCAATGCATCCGGAAGGAAATGATTATCCATTAAAGAAACAAATCATTGACAACGACCTAGGAATGTGCTACAATATTAAAAATTGGGAAGACACTTGGAAAATACTAAATGACGACATTGAATACACAACATAAACGTATAGGTTTTGCTTGCAAATATATGCACCCTGATCAAACTCAGAAGAAAAAACTTCTTGAGGAGATACAGCGTCCGTTGAATACACGTTCAACTACAGTACAATGGTTGAATAGGCAAACACGTGAAGTTGCTGAACAGCGACTATGGGACATTATGGTTCATAACATACAATCGTATATGAATCTTATTTGTTATGTAGGAGGACTAGAAGATGACTTACGAATGGTTAGGTTGGGAAGTGATGTACTTCCGGTATATACACAAGCAGATTGGTCTTACTTCTGGCGCAAGCCTGACGTTGTTGCATACTGTGAGAAGAACTTCGCTAACGTAGGCAAACGTGCAAGAGAACTTGATGTTAGAGTGTCTATGCATCCAGGTCAGTTTACTGTACTTGCAAGTGACACACCCGAAATTGTAGAGAGGAGCATAGAAGAATTTGAATATCACACCGATGTCTTCCGCTGGATGGGATACGGCAAGTCCTTCCAAGATGCGAAGTGCAATGTACACATATCCGGTAGGCAAGGTCCAGCCGGTATCCAACGAGCTCTCCCAAGATTATCTCAAGAGGCGCGAAATATTATTACGATCGAGAACGACGAAATGTCGTGGGGTATCGACGCAAGTCTCGAACTTGCAAACGACCTTGCCCTCGTTCTTGACATACACCATCACTGGGTCGCTAGTGGTGAATACATTCAACCAACCGACGATAGATTTCTACGCATAGTTGATAGTTGGCGTGGTGTTCGTCCTGTGATACATTATTCTGTATCACGTGAAGATCTACTTGTAGGACATAATCCAGACACTTTACCTAATATGGGAGAATTACTTGAACAAGGATTCAAAAAACAGAAACTACGTGCTCATAGTGACTTTATGTGGAATAGGGCTGTTAACGATTGGGCTTTGTCTTTTAGAGACTCCGCAGATATAATGGTAGAAAGTAAGGCTAAGAATCTAGCCAGTCGAGCTCTTTACGAATCAATATAGCACCATTTCCCTTTCCAACTGTCAATTTTAACATAAATATATTACGATGTTAAAAGAACTGAAAGATATTGTTATTGAAGCGGACACAAAGCGTCCAACACTAGTACTTAACAAATTACCGTATGCACGTGATGCATTAGAACCGGTAATGAGTAAAGAAAGTGTAGACCTCCACTACGGAAAACTGTCTCAAGGATATGTTGATCGTTATAACAAAAAAGAAGGTGATGATAAATTTAACTTTGGTGGCGCACACCTGCACAATTTATATTGGGCACACCTGCAACCACCCACTTCAGGAAATACACCATCAGGAAACTCGCTCGAACTAATCGACAAAAAGTTTGGGTCTTTTCAAAATTTCAAAGAGAAATTTATTGACAAAGCCAAAAGTCTACAAGGATCAGGTTGGGTCTATATGGATGTCAAAGGCAAGTTAGGATTAATTGCTAATCAAGACTTCCAACGTGGAACTGAAATTGTTATGTTAGTTGATATGTGGGAACACAGTTATCTACTTGACAAAACAAAAGACAAGTATCTAAATGATATTTGGCGTGTTATTAATTGGTCGATAATCAACGACAGACTACAAGGAGAATAATATGTTAAAATGGTTGAGAAACCTATTCGGGTCAGCGCAAACTGAACCACTAGTTTTAACAGAAGAAGTCAAGGTAACAAAACCTAAGACTCCTACTGCTAAAAAGCCTGCTGCTAAAAAAGCACCGGCTAAAAAGAAGCCTGCTGCAAAGAAAAAAGCGCCGGCTAAAAAGAAAACTACTAAAAAGGAGAAGTAAATTATGTTAGATAAATTTAAATCTTGGGTAGGAAAAGCATTTCAAGAAAGAACTTCTTGGGATGGTGCAGTTTTAATTGCATTTGGTATCATTGTGTTAATTGCAAAACCTCTTGCAGGTTTATTAGCATATGCTGCTATTGCATATGGCGCTTGGACTATTTGGAAAAGCGAATAGTTGAATGCCAGACGCAGTAAATCTTACAGATTCTGCAATTAAGCATATGGAAGGCTTAATTGAAAAGACCGGCAAGCCTATTGTCCGACTTCAAATGAAGGGTGGTGGGTGTGCCGGATTTTCATACGATTGGCAGATGAGTGATTCTAAAGAATTAGATGACGAAATTATAAAACTTCCAAGTGGTGAATTTGCTATTGATAGTTCAAGTTTACTATATCTTATAGGGACCGAGATAGACTACGTAGAAGAAGTGTTCGGTTCTTACCTATCTATTAAAAATCCTAACTCAACATCAAGTTGTGGCTGCGGCGAAAGCGTAGGGTTTTAATTATTCCCAATTACAACGTCTGAACTAACAGGCATATCCCACATTTGTTTTTGCTCAACACCTTTGCGTTGGGCAAATCTCTTACTGTCACATTCAGTACAAACGTGAAAATAATTATTGTTTAGCCGAGTGCGACTGATCTTTTTCAAATCCCTGGTAAATACATTGTCACAATTGTCACACTTGAGTTGCACTACAGTTTTAGTACGTTTATAAACGTGCTCTTTACCGTGTTTACTCTTACGTTTGTGAGTAGTTTCTTTTTGTTCTGTGCCTAAAAACATACTTGTATTTACATTCGGCTTATAGAACTTAGAGATAAATATTGATAAGAAACAGAGTGTTTAGGGGATAAAATGGCAAGAAAAGTTATTGATACAGGCGCAGTAGGTAATGACGGTACCGGCGATAGTATTAGAGATTCGTTTCAAAAGGTAAACGATAACTTTAGAGAACTATATAGTTCATTAGGTTTAGGTGAAAGACTTACTTTTATTGGACTTAATGATTCACCGGCAACTTACTTAGGTAATGAAGGTGCTATTCTAGCAGTTAATCCTACTACAGATGCTATTGTATTTAAAAATATTGTTGGTGGCGTAGGTGTTGCTATTGACGATACTACTAATTCAAGTGAAATTAGTATTTCAACAGAATTCAGTGAAATTTCAGGTGATACATCACCACAACTTGGTGGTAACTTATCTGCAAGATCAGGTGGTAACCAGTATAGAATACAAGATTTACCTACTCCAGTTAGCGATGATGAAGGTGCTAACAAAGGTTACGTAGATACAAAGATTTCAGTTCAAGGTGTAGACGCTGTTGATCCAGAGACGGGTCAAACAAATAGTGCTTTTGGTACTATGGGCGGTCCACTTATACTTTCAAGAGATCCAGAACCAGATGACGATACAACATACGACGGCTTAATTGCTGCAACTAAAGGTTATGTTGACAAATCATCTTTTGGATCTAGTGTAAACTTATATGTTGCAACATCAGGTGCAGACGAACGTCCAGGTGTGAGTGAAGAACTACAAGGTAGAGCTCTTGCTTATGCATATAGATCAATCGAAGCAGCACTTAAACGTGCAGAAGAAATTGTTTTAGATTCACAAAAAGAAATTGGACCATACAAAAAGATTTTAACATTTAATAATGGTGCCAATGACGTTACACTAAACTCTATTGAAACTTCGCCAGACAGTGGTACAGGATTTGCTGGTACAGTTACATTGAGTGTTGATACAATTAGTATTGCAACTGTAGGTGCTAACTACTTACCAGGTGATATTATTACACTAGATGGTGGAGCAGGTTCCGTTGCAAAGTATGAAGTATTAAGTACAGCAAGTACACCGGGTGCTGTTGTAACATTTAGACAAATTAGTTCAGGTAATTATAGTTCTCTTCCAGGTAGTACAAACGTTCCTACAACATCTGACTCACAGTTTGGTGCTGGAGCAACATTTAATATAACATATAGAGTTGCAGGCGTAACAATTAGCAATCCAGGTAGCGGATACAGTTTAGTATCTGTTAGGATTAACGGCGGCGGCGAAACAAAAGGCGGCTTTGGTATTGCACAAGTTGTATCAGGCGAAATTACTGGTATTGAAATTACAGACCAAGGTAGTGGCTTTACAACTATTCCAAATGTTGTTGCTGACTTACCTAGATTTTTACTTACAACAGAAGGTCAAAGAACAGACTTTACAGGTGATGTATTAACTGATACTCCGATTGCATTTAGAACAAGAGATATTAGAGAAGGCTTATTTTTACGTGGTGAAGATTCAGGTGCACTTGCACAGATTTTAGGACACACTGGTGAACTTGATAGTCTTGGAAATGAAATTTTTGATGTTGATATTAAGTTTGGTGACTTTACACCAGGCGAAGTTATTTCTTATGGTGATGTAAGTAATCAAGTTAACTTAACAATTAAAGTAGAAAGCGGTATTTACGAAGAACACTATCCATTGAAAGTTCCACAGAACGTATCAATTGTTGGTGACGAATTTAGACGTTGTATTATTCGACCTAAGCCAGGAACTTCAAGTTCACCTTGGGCGTTTAGTAAATTTAGACGTGATACAGTTATTGATGGTCTCCAAGTAACTGATAGACTTTATGGTCATCATTACTTACACGACACATCACAACCTGTTTATCCTAAAATTGATAACGCTGGTAACTACAAAAATTCTGCAACACTTTTAAAACTAAACAAAGTGTTTATTCAGAACGAAGTAGTTGAATGGATTGATAATCAAATTGCAAATAGTATTGCACCGTTTGATGTTACATTCCAATATAATAAAAATTTATGTAAACGTGACGTCGGACTACTAGTTGATAGTATGATCTTTGATTTGAAGTACGGCGGTTACAACAGAACTATATCAGCAGCATTAAAATACTTTGAAAGTGCTAGTGCTAGACTTGCAATTACAACACAGTTATCAGAAACAATCGCAGGTATTAGACGTATTGATTACCTTGCTAGTTTTATCCTTAACAATGTTGAGTTAGGTACTTCATTTCAAACTACTTTCCCACAAATTATTGATACTGCATTTGTCAAAGAAACTGGAACAGAAACTGTATTCACAGATCTAGTTGATGCTGTTGTAGATGTAATTAGTAGTTCAGGTAGTGTAAACTATCCTGAAGAAAACCAATACTTAGATGTATTCTTAGCAAACGATGCAGTACGTTGGCAAGGTATTACAATGCAAGGACACGGAGGTTTTGCATTAACACTTGACCCTGAAGGACAAATTCTTGCTAAGTCACCTTATGCACAAGAGTGTGCTGCATTTAGTAGATCAATTAACAAACAAATATTTGCAGGTGGTATGTTTGTTGACGGCTTCGCAGGTAACTTACAGTTTGAACACTTAACATCAACATCTGATACAAGATTAGGTATTGGTGGA